CTATTTTTTATATTTGTATTTGCACACGGTCAACGGGTTGAAATATATGCAATAGTTATCCACTTCTGTGTAAGGTCCGTACTTTGACTGGTAATAATCTAATGCTTCCTTCAGAAACTCTTCAGTCACATCTAAGTATTTAGCAAGCTCATATAAACTTGTACAACATTCAAAGGAAGCCTTAATCAGACTTTTTAAAGTCACCAGTTTTTCAAAAGACCAATTTCTGGCTTGCCTTTCTTGCTTACGGTTGCAAATGTTTTTTAAATCTACAATATTGCCTTCAGATGTGTAATAGTGGCCGAGTTCCTCAGCAAGGATACATTTCTTTTCTGTAGTAGTATTTAGTTTGCGGCTTATTGCAATGCAATTATCAGAATATAATCCTTTAATATCGCTTTTAAAAGTAAACTCTATAACTTCAATACCCTCATCATCTGCTGTCTGTAATAATTCTTCATATGCAGTCATGGTTGTCCTCCCCCGAGAAGTTATTCCTTGGTTTTTCTTTTACTAAGAACATAATTTTTGAAATTCTCAATATCCTCAAGCTCTTCCTCTGTCCAGTCGACGTCAATTTTATCTTTATGTGCTGCTATAGTGTTAACTTGATTGTCAGTTTGTTTGTGTTCGATTCTGCCTTCACCGAGAGCTTCTGTGTCAATATTAAGTTCTTTGCATATTTTTATGATATTATATATATTTGCCTTATCAACTCCTCTTTTCAATATGGTGTCCATTGTTGAATAGGGCATGTCTATTTTTATTGCAAATTCTCTTAAGCTTTTATACCTATCTAAAATTAAATCTTTTAATTCCAATTCTACTGACACAGTATAATTCCTCCTAAAAATTATTTACAAATGTATTTTAATATAATATTTACGAAAAATCAAGAATTATTTACGAAAATCCAAGAAATATCTATTGACATTAACGGATATTCGTATATAATATAATTCAGATTAACGAAAATCCGTAAACAAATTATTAAATAGGATATTACATTAACGGAGTTTGATGCAGATAATTAAAGAAAAAGCACAAACATCTGGGATGTTATCGTATTGAAAGGATAAAGATTAGGAAGGGGAAAGGTAGGATGAAGAAAGATCACATAAGGGATTATGCAACAGAGGCATTCAGATATTATGCCTTCATGGGAAAGCCTCATAAAGAAGATTTGGAAAAAAGATATTATCAAGAAGCTCTTGATGAATATCAGAGAAGACAGCAGTCTGGCGGAACAGGAATCAGTAAACCTACGGAGCAGGCTATTATGTATGCCGAAGGTGTTTTAAGACATAAACAGGCTGAATTATGGGACATACTAGCTGTAGAAAAGACAATTGCACAATTACATACCCTGGAAAGACAAGCTGTTGAAATAGTTTATTTTTTATATGCGAAAGAGGACATGAAAAAGGGCGAGGTTCAAGATAGAGTTAATAAGGCGAGCATTGACATTCCCGCAGGGACAGCCACAGTATATAGATATTTAAAAAAAGCAAGAGATATATTTGCATATGAAAGAGGATTAAGAAGATAATATTTTATTTAAGCTGATAGTAGTAAGGGGTAAGAAACTGATATTATGGTATTGTCCAAAGCGATGGCTGATGACATTGCGGCTAAAGACACTGCTTTCTCCGGCGGTGTCTTTTGAATTATACAGATAAAAAATAAAAGACCTTTAAAAATTTTCAAACTTAAGTTGATAGTAGTAAGGGGTAAAAAACTGATATTATGGTATTGTCCAAAGCGATGGCTGATGACACCGCGGCTAAAAACACTGCTTCCTCCAGCGGTGTTTTTTAATTGTACAGATAGAAAACAAAAGATCCTTAAAAAATAATTTTAAATTTAAGTTGATAGTAGTGAGGGGTAAGAAACTGATATTATGGTATTGTCCAAAGCAATGGATAATGATTTTAAGACAGCCATTATTGCTCCTTTATTCACTTAAGGAGTTTTTTGATTACACTGTATAATAATATCTCATTATCCCAGAAATGACGATAAATGCCGCCGCGGGGAGAAAAGTATGGAAGAGAGGTATATAGTTATGGCTAAGAAAATAGTTAATATTATTCAACTTGATTTGTGAGCTGCTTATACGATTAAGTTACCAATGTAGAATATAACATTTTTACATGTGAGCAGGAGTTGGAGGACAGTTCTTACATTAAAAAGTAAGGCTTTTTCAAGAAAATTCAGAAAAGAGGTGGAATGGAAAAACCGAAACATGATAACTAACATAAAACAAACTATTGTAAATAAGCTCCTTGAATTGTATCCGGCATATACAATTTATGATGAAGATATGCCGCAGGACTTTAATAGACAATCATTTCTGATATCTATTACAAACCAAAGTTATAGCAAGAGATTTGACAATAAATACAAGAGCTCTATATCCTTTGATATTGCATATTTCAGCAATAAGGAGGCAGAGGAAATTAAACCGGATTGCCGGAATATGCAGATGTCCTTGCTCAGAAATTTTGACTTGGCAGGAAAATACAGGGCTTTGAATAAGAAGGCAACAATAACAGACAATGTGCTGCATTTTACCTTTGACATCAATTATTCTGAAATTAAAACAGATGCATCGGAAAAAATGCAGAAACAGCAAACAAATACAAATATCTAAGAAAGAAGGTTAAAAAATGGCAGGAACATGGGAAAATCAAAACAAAATATTACCGGGTGTGTACATAAACTTTCTTACCAGTAACCCGCTGTCTATTACACCAGGTGACAGAGGAACAGTGGCTTTATTACAGGAAATGAGCGTAGGTACAGCCGGAGAAATCTATACGGTTACCGCAACAGAGGGTAATTATCCTGAAGGAGTGGCAGCGACTGATAAGCTGCTGGTAAATGAAGCATTGAAAGGAGCAAAGACTGTACTGGTATATAATTTAGGCTCCGAACATAATGCGGAAGATATTACAAATGCATTATCAGCTCTCAGGACTATTCAGTTCAATGTACTGGCATATCCGTATGACGGTGCGGGCTTTGACACAAATAAGTTAACAATAGCCAGCTGGATAGAATCTATGCGTGATGCTGAAGGAAAAAAGATACAAGGGGTACTTGCTAACTATGTAGCTGATTCAGAAGCTATTATAAATGTTACGCAGGGAGTTAGACTGTCTGACGGAACAACTTTAACAGCAGCACAAGCTGTGGCATGGGCTGCAGGTATAACTGCGGGAGCAGGTGTCAATAAATCAAATACCGGCAGAAAATATGCGGGAGCTGTCGATATAGTACCGCGCATGACAAAGTCAGAAATGGAAGCCGCCATTACTGCAGGTAAATTTATTTTCAAGGTTGATTCAGCTCAGAATGTTACAGCTGTATATGACATTAATTCACTTACTACTGAGACTGTCGACAAGGGAAAGGTATTCAGGAAAAATCGTGTTATAAGAACCTTGGACGGCATAAATAATGATATCGTTGAGATTTTCGAATCAAACTATATAGGCAAAATTAATAATAATGCTGACGGAAGATCTTTGCTTCGTGCAACATTGATTGAATATTTCAATGAACTGCAGAGACTTAACGCAATTCAGAATTTTACGGCTGAGGATGTAACTGTATCTGCTGGGACCGATTCAGATGCAGTTATAATAGATTGTTATATTCAACCTGTTGACAGTGTGGAAAAGATTTATATTACTGTCAATCTGGCATAAGATAGGGAGGTATTTTTATGGATAATAATTACACTAGACTGGCCGATACCATATCGGCAAAAGAAGGCAAAGCATATATAACTATAGACGGTGTTAACAGGGAGCTTTTTGAAATATCCAGTTTATCAGCTCAGTTGGAACTGAATATTCAGGCAAGAAGAATGTTGGGACATAGAATGACTCAGCATAAGGTGACAGGAGCAGAAGGTACCGGAAGTATGACAATGTACTTTATGAACAGCGGTATGCTGAGACAAGCATTAGATTATATAAAGAAAGGTTCATACAGCGGAATAAAAATACAGGTTAAAAATGAGGACGAGCAGTCTACAGTCGGAGCCCAGGAGGTTGTACTTTTGAATGTATTGTTTGGTACAATACAGGTTGCAACGATTGATGACCAGTCGGATGACCCTGTTACGGTTGATACCGATTTTACATTTGACGATATGGAAGTATTAAGCTATTTCGATTTACCGGAAAATTATAGATAATAACGGAAATATAATAAATAATCAAGGCTGTTGAAAGAGTTCGTCCTGTAAGATATAGAAAGCAGGCAATGGTCAAGTATTCAGATATACGTAGCATTGCCTGCCTTAAAAGTAAAGCAACAGAAGAATCTTTCAGCAGCCTAAAACATTCAAAAGAGTGATTTTAATTATAAAAAAGAGAGGAAAGATGAAATGAGTTCATTAAATGCATTTTTAAATCCTGTAAAAGTTGAAAATCAGGAAATTATTATTTCAAACAGGTTTATTGAAGACGGCAAGCCTGTTCCGTTTGTTATCCGTCCTATATCGCAGGAGGAAAACAAGCATCTTATTAAAAAAGTTACAAAAAGGGATAAAAAAGGTTTTGAAACATTCGACAGGGCAGAATATGTATCAGCTTTAACTGCCAGTGCCGTTGTGTTTCCAGATCTTAAGAACGCAGAATTGCAAAATGCTTATGGTGTGCTTGGTGAATCTGCGCTGCTTCAAAAAATGCTGCTTGTAGGAGAATATGCAGAGCTGTCGCAGGCCGTACAAAAACTAAGCAGTCTTGATACGGATATAAATGAGGATGTTGAAGAAGCAAAAAACTAATTAAGCAGGGCGATGCAGAGTTGAATCTTGCGCACTTCGCCCTGCAAAAGCTCCATATTCTTCCTTCAGTTCTGAATGAAATGTCCCAAAGAGAAAAGGCATTCATATATGCAAGCATACAAATTCGAACTGAGGCGGAGAAAAAGGAAGCAGGCAAATTGAAACAGAAAGGAGGCAGAAAGGGATGGCGACATTAGAATTATCTCTTAATTCACTTGATGGATATTCTTCAAAACTTGAAAAAATAATTAGAAAAACATATCAAGTGACAGATAAGATATTCAAGGCAAATGCTCAAACAGATAAAATTAATAATAAATTTGAAGCCTCAGGCGCAAGTGCAGGAAAAGCAAGCATGGGCTTTACTAAGCTTTTTAAATCACTAGCCAGTATTGAAAACATTAAAAAAGGCATGGGTATTATAGATGAATTCACTAATACCTCGACCAGGCTTGCTTCAATAAATGATGGTCTGCAAACTCAGACAGAATTGCAGAACAAGGTATTTGCTGCTGCCGATCGCTCAAGAGGATCTTATACTGAAATGGCAAGTGCTATATACAGTATGGGTATTATGGCTAAGGATTCTTTTAAATCCAATGATGAATTAATTGCGTTTGCAGAATTAGCACAAAAATCATTCAAGATTGGAGGTGCAAGTGCAGCAGACCAAACTTCTTCGATGCAGAAGCTCACTAAGGCTATGTCAGACGGAAAACTTCAAGGTGAGGATTTCCTTTATATCATGGAAAAAGCTCCGATGATGGCAGATGCCATTTCAAAATTTACAGGCAAATCAAATGAAGAGTTGGGAAAAATGACAGCCGAAGGGGAAATAACATCGGATATTATCAAGAATGCTATGTTTATGGCAGCAAGTGGTATTAATACAGAATTTGAAAAAGTAGATATGACATTTGCTGATTTGTGGAACAAAATAAAAAATGTCACTGCTAAAGCATTCGGACCTGTTATGACAAAAATTAATGATTTGTTAAATACAGATGGGTTTAATAAATTTTTAAATGCGGTAACAATAGGTTTCGATATATTGGCTAAAATTGCAGGTTGTGTTATTGACACTATTATAAATGGTTGGGATACTATAGGTCCTATTTTGAGCATTATTGGAGCAGTATATTTGGTATCTATAATAACAAAACTATGGGCGATGATACCTCCCCTAGCTGCTCAAGCAAGTCTATGGCTTTCAACTTACTTGCCCATATTATTAGTAATAGGAATAGTAATATCAGCAGCGAGACAATTAGGAGCAACTTGGGAGCAAATATTCAGCACTATCGGAGGTGTACTCGGCGTTTTCACCGGTTATTTTTACAACCGTTTTGTTTATCTGTGGAATGAGGTAGCTGCCTTTATAAATTTTCTCGGGAATGTGTTTAAAAGTCCAGTTGCATCTATACAAATCTTATTTTATGATTTGGTTGTAAATGTTTTAGGATTTATAGAGAAAATGGCACAAGGAATTGAGGATGTAATTAACAAAATTCCGTGTGTGGAAGTAGATATAACAAGTGGATTAGGTAATTTTAAGGATGAAATTGCAGGAGAATCTGAAAAAATAAAAAATGAATCCGAATGGACAGAGTATGTAAAAACTAAAGAGTTTATGGACTATTCCGATGCTTTTGCAAAGGGCAGTAACACAGGTAAAAATGTTTCAAATTACATGAGCGACACATTAGGTAATTTAACAGATAAACTTACAGGAGGATTTGATTTAGAGCTAAGCAGTTTTGGAACATCAGCAGTTGAAGGTACAGGCTCAAACGGTAGCGTAAAAGTAAATATGGCTGATGAAGATTTACAATATCTGAGAGATATTGCCGAGAGAGATTATATTAATCAATTCAGTACTGCAACACTGGCTCCAAGCATACAGATGACATTC